CATCCTCGACGAGCACCGCGGCGCCGGCGATGACCGGCTTCGCCTGGAGCGCATCGACAAGGGCGGCTGCTTCGAAGTCGGCAATGTGCATGTCGTGCGCAGGCTGCTGCCCGGGGAGCTGCGGCGGGTAGCGGAAGTGCTGGAGCGAGGCTAGCGTAAAAGCCGGCCGCTTACGGCTTCTTCGATTTGAGTAGGAACAGTTCGAACAGCGCCGCATCCATCGAGCGATGGGATGGCGAGTCTGCGGGCGCCTCCCAGTTCTGCCACGTACGCAGGGGCTTGCCTATGACTGCTGCGGCTTCGGTTTGCGTGAGTCCGGCCGCCAAGCGTGCGGCGCGGACTTCGTCAGGTGTCGGTTTGTTCATTGGTCAGAGGTAGCAAGGGCCGGAAATATGCCTGACGACGCCGGTATCGCACGTTGCCACGAATTCTAATTCATCGCGCGGGTACATTGAGCTAACGTCGGAAAGAGCTTCTTCGCGAGCCCATTCGAACGACATGCCTTCAGAAGTGGCGATCTCTGCGCCTTGGTACAGAACGGTGTAGGTATAGGTTGCCATGTCGATCTCCTTTGGGTTACAGGCTAACGTTGCTATACAGAGCCATCATTTCGCCGTCTTGTTCGACCATGCCCTCGAACTTGGCGAAGGAACTAGGTGCGCTGGCTGCTTTTGCGAGAATCTCTGCGCCGCCGCCGCGTGTGACATGCACCTTGGCTGCGGCGACCATCTCGGCGGCTTCATCAAGAGAAATCTTTTCCAGGCCATTGTGCGGCACGAATTTATACAGTTGCTCATTGCGACGCAGGATGTAGGCATCGGGAGCGTAGTCGCCCGGGGTGATGACCTTTGCCGTTACAACGAGGCTCGACAGGAAGCCGACTTTGACGGTTTGGCCGACTTCCCAGGCTTGCTTGGACTTGGTGATCATGGCGTTCTCCTTGAGTGGGTGAGTGCTGCTTCGATAGGTTCATAGTAGTACACTCAATGAGTGCATTCAAGGACCGCCCACACATACCTATCAAAAGGAATAGGCCCTATGGCGCAAACGGAGAGGTCCGCGCCGAATGTTGCGTTGCAACGCCATAGTGCGAGGTGCCGAAAAACGCGGGCCTAGACCAAACCGATTGGTGCACTGCACATGGAATACCTAAATGGCTCTCACCCCCAAACAGCAGCGCTTCGTCGACGAGTATCTGATCGACTTGAACGCGACCCAGGCAGCGATCCGCGCCGGGTATAGCGAGCGCAATGCCGGGAAAATTGGGCCTGAGCTACTAGGCAAAACTAGGATCACAGCCGCCATCACAGACGCCATGAAGGCACGCGAGGCTCGCACCGAGATCACGCAGGACATGGTGCTACAGCGTTTGTGGCAGATCGCCACCGCTGACGCGAACGATTTGGTCCAATACCGCCGCAATTGCTGCCGGCACTGCTGGGGCATCGATCACTTCTATCAGTGGACTGAGGCCGAGTTCGAAGTGGCCAAGATCGAGGCGGCGAAGAAGAGCAACGCCGAGCCTACCTGCGAAGGTGGATTCGGTTTCGACAGGCTCAAGGCCGCGAATCCTGAGTGCCCTGAATGCAAGGGCGAGGGCAAGGGCTCGATGCACGTGCAGGACACGCGCAACCTGAAGGGTGGCGCCAGGCTGATGTACGCCGGCGTGAAGCTCGGTAAGGATGGTCTCGAGGTCAAGATGCACGACCAGATGGCGGCGCTGGAGAAGGTCGCGCGCCACCTAGGCATGTTCAAGGACCGGACTGAACTCACCGGCAAGGATGGTGCGCCGCTACAGCTTGGGCCGCCAGTCATTCAGATCATGAAGTATGACGACGCAGATCCGACTGAGTGACCCGCAGTTCGAGTTCGTCACCTGCCTCGACCAGTTCCCGGCTTTCGTGGCTGGATTCGGCAGTGGCAAGACTCATGCAGCGGTTGCGCGTGCTCTGACGAAGAAACTCGCCTATCCAGGCCAGAACATCGCGTATTACCTGCCGACGTTTGACCTGGTGCGCAACATTGGCTTTCCGCGCTTCGTGGAGATGCTGGAAGAGCACAAGGTGCCGTATCGATTGAACAAGTCGAACGCGGTAATCGAGTTAGAGAACGCCGGCGACATCATCTTTCGCACGATGGACACGCCGGAGCGCATCGTCGGCTATGAGGTGGCCGATAGCCTGGTGGACGAGCTGGATACGCTCAAGCCCAATCAGGCGCAAGAGGTATGGAACAAGATCATCAGCCGGAACCGACAGAAGAAGCCGGACGGCGCGTTGAATACCGTTGGAGTGGCGACGACTCCGGAGGGATTTCGCTTTGTCTACGACCGCTGGAAGAAGAAGCCCGCGGCCGGATACCGCTTGATCAAGGCGAGCACCTATAGCAACGAGCGCAACCTGCCGTCTGGGTACATCGACAGCCTGAAGGCCTCGTATCCAAGCAATCTACTGTCGGCTTACCTCGACGGCGAATTCACGAACCTGACTTCCGGCAGCGTCTACCCGGAGTTCGATCGTCACCTGAACGCCTCCACTGAGACCATCCGCGAAGGCGAGACGATTCACGTTGGCCTTGACTTCAACGTTGGCAGGATGGCCGCAGTGCTGTTCGTGCTGCGCGATGGCGATCCGCACGCTGTGATGGAGCACGTCGACATCCTGGATACACCGGCGATGGCTGCGCTGTTGCGCGCCCGGTATAAGGAGTGCGGCCACAGCGTGATGGTGTATCCGGACGCATCGGGTAATTCGCGCAAGAGCAACAACGCGAGCGAATCGGATCTCGCGATCCTGAGGCAGGCCGGGTTCCAGGTGTGCGTCAACAGCAGTAATCCGGCGGTGAAGGACCGGGTGCTGAGCTACAACCGCATGATTCATAGCGAAGGTGTGCGGCGCTTTCGCGTGAACGTCGATATCTGCCCGCACCTGGTGGAATCGCTGGAAAAGCAGGCGTACGACAAGAACGGCGAGCCCGACAAGAGTGGCGGCCTGGATCACGTGTTGGATGCGTCCGGTTATTTCATCGTGAATCGCTGGCCGATCCAAGGAAGAAACATGCAGCGAATCAAAATTGGCGGTGCCTGATGGCTCTGAACGACAAGCACAAAGACTACGTCGCAATGGCGCCCAAGTGGCAGCGCTGTCGCGATGTCTCCGCCGGCCAGGACAGTATCCATGCGGCCGGCGAGGCCTACCTTCCCAAGCTGAAGGATCAGACCCAGGAGGATTACGCCGCGTATGTAAAACGCGCCACTTTCTACAACGCGACCTGGCGCACGATTGCCGGTCTGCTCGGCATGCTGTTTCGCAAGTCGCCCGATCTGGAAGTTCCGGTCGGCCTGGAAGATCACATCAGCGATGTGACCATGTCGGGCGTGCCGTTCCAGATATTCGCGCAACAGATCGCTGAAGAATGCATGGTCGTTGGCCGGGTCGGCGTGTTTGTCGACTATCCGGTCGTAGATACCGAGACCATGACCGAGGCCGATGTGCTGGCGCTGAATCTGCGGCCGTCGATGAACATTTATAAGGCAGAGTCGATCATCAACTGGCGCTGCCGGCGCGTGAACAACAAGTACGTGCTGTCGCAGGTCGTGCTGAAGGAAGTGCATTCCGAGCAGGTTGATGAATTCACCGACGGGAAGCCGGAAGACCGGTATCGCGTTCTCGACTTGGTCGACGTGGCATCCGGGGAGAGTGTCCGAACGGTCTATCGGATTCGCCTGTTCAAGCTGGACGAAAGAGGCAACCCGATCCAGATCGGAGTCGACTCCATTCCGCAGATGAACGGCGATCCGCTGGCATTCATCCCGTTTTACTTCATCGGCGTGGACGACACCACGCCAGATGTGGACGAGCCGCCGCTGATCGACCTGGTTGACATCAACCTGTCGCATTACCTGACGATGGCCGACTGGGAGCATGGCGCGCATTTCACGGGACTGCCGACGCCTGTCGTGTCCGGATATTCGCCGCCAAACAACGATGGCGAAGCGCCGGACAAGCTTTACATCGGCAGCACGACCGCATGGGTATTCACCGATCCGCTCGCCAAGGCGGCATATCTGGAATTCACCGGCCAGGGCCTTGGAACGCTGAAAGACCTGTGCGAGCGCAAAGAGCTGATGATGGCAATTCTCGGCGCGCGCATGCTGGAGGTTCAGAAAAAAGGCGTCGAGTCCGCAGATGCCGCGGGCATCCATCGAAGTGGCGAACAGGCGACATTGGCGAGTGCCGCACAAGCGATCTCGATGGGGCTCGCGCAGGCACTGCAGACGTTCAGCGAGTGGGCTGGCATGAGTGGCGGTGTCAAATTCAGCCTGAACCGTGAATTCATGCCGACGCAGATGGACGCGGAAAAGCTGACCGCATTGATCATGGGCTGGCAAAAGGGCGCCTATAGCTACGACACCCTGTTCAGCAATCTGAAGCAGGGTGAAGTGATTTCGATCGAGGCGACGCCGGAAAGCGAGCAGGCCAAGATGAAAAGCGGTGCGCCGGTCGCGGCCGATCCATCGGCGTCTGTACCGAGCGCCGCAAGTTAGAACCAATTTCCAAGGCTGGCGTCACTGCCGGCCTTTAAGTTTCAGAAGCCGCTTGCGTGATGCAGCGGCTTTTTTTATAGGGCGTGATGCCCGTAACACAAATATCCGAGAGGGATATCGCAATGCAAATCACCAAGGCAAAAACCTTTGTTCGCAGTCTCCTGGATCTCGTTCACAAACGCCTGTTTAGCCACATGGCGCGCAGTGGCCTGATCCTGGCAGCAGTGCCGCTGGTCGCGGATTCGCTGGACTCGGTTCCCGAGCCTCAGCGGGCGCTCTATGTCGAGAGGGACGGGAAGTTCCACCTTGACGTCATCGGCCTGGAAGACACGAAAGGCCTGAAATCGGCACTCGAATCCGAACGCCAAGCTGCGCGTGATGCGGAGAAGAGGCGCAAGGAAATCGAGAAGCAGTACGAGGGCATCGATCCGGTCAAGGTTAAAGAAATCATGTCGCGGTTTGACAATGACGAAGAACTGAAGCTGATCGCTGCCGGCAAGATTTCGGAGGTCGTCGAGAAGCGGATGGAGCGACAGCGCGCGGATTTGGAGCGCCAGGTTGAAGCCGAGCGTGCCAATACCGAGGCTGCAAATAAGCGCGCTGATGCGTATATCCAGAGCGTTCTCGACAATGCGATTCGGTCTGCCGCCGGTGAGTTGCATAAATATGCGGTTGAAGACGCCCTGCTGTTGGGCCGTCAGATTTTCAAGCTCGACGCCGAAGGAAATGCCGTGCAATTGGGTAGCGACGGCCGACCTGTGATGGGCAAGGACGGCAAGACACCGTTCGGCCCGGCTGAATGGCTTGAAGGCATGAAAAAAACAAAGCCCCACTGGTTCCCGGCAAGCAGCTCGGGCGGTGGGGGCGGTGGTCAAGGCTCCATGGGCGCCAAAGACCTATCTCATCTCCCGCCAACCGAGCGCATGACTGCGGCAAGGTCGGCAAAAAAGTGAAGGTATCAATCATGAAACTCCTGAAGCTTGTCCAAGCCGTCTTCGTGGCGGCGTTCGCCTGGGTGTTCGACCCGCTGTATGTCGCGCTGACGAATTACATGGCGCGGCAAGGGATGATCGCCGGCGCCTTGACCCTGGTCGAAGCAGCCAAGCTGGAAACCGGCGACGTGCTGCGCCAGGCAATCATCGAACTGTATGCCGGCTCATCCGCGATCCTGCAAACCCTGCCGTTCGAGACGATCGCTGGCAATGCGCTGAAGTACAACCGCGAGGACTCCCTGCCTGGTGTCGGCTTTCGTGGCGTGAATGAAGCGTACACGCCGTCGACCGGCATCCTGAACCCGCTCACCGAATCGCTGGTGATCGCCGGCGGCGACCTGGACGTCGATAAATTCATCATCGACACCATGGGCGCAAATCAGCGCGCCGTGCACGAGGCGATGAAAATTCGCGCGCTGTCGCTTGCCTGGACCAAGAAATTCATCAAGGGCGACACCGCCACCGACCCGCGCGAGTTCGACGGCCTGCAGGTGCGCGTCACCGGCAACCAGCTGGTCGCTGCTGGTTCGACCGCAAACGGCTCCGCGCTGTCGCTGTCCAAGCTGGACGAGGCAATCGACCAGACCCTCAACCCGACGCATCTGCTGATGAGCAAGGCGATGAAGCGCCGCATTACCCAGGCGTCGCGCTCCACCACCGTCGGCGGCTTCATCACGATGGGCGTGGACGGCTTCGGCAAGCCGGTCGAGATGTACAACGGCCTGCCAATCCTGACCGTCGATCTGGACAACGCCGGCGCCCAGATTCTGCCGTTCACGGAAGCCTGCACCTCGGGCACTGCAACCGGCACCTC